TGGGCGAATATGCGTGGACGGCTAGCGACATTGACATTGTCCTCGTGAATCCGGATGATAGTGTAATTGTTAGAGAGAAAAACATCACGGGGTTCTTCACTTCTCTCGGTGTCGATGGACTCAGTGCTGGCAATGTGAAGCGACTGATGACCGCAGGATTTGACACAATTAAGAAGATTCTCGAGATGTCCCAGGGTGATTTCCTCAAAGTCGACGGCTTCAAGGACAAGATGGCAGCGAAACTGAGCACAAACATCCGTGAAAAGTTCGCATCCGCTACCATCCAGCAGATTCTCATTGGTTCCAACTTAATTGGCCGTGGATTCGGTGAGAAGAAGATTGCTAAAATATTCGAAGTATATCCAAATGTGCTTGAGGAGAGAAATGTCGGCAAACTCGCGGGTATCCCGGGATTCTCTCCAAAAACGGCGGGCGAATTCATGCAAAATGTGCCGCGATTTATGGCGTTTTTGGGGGAGATTGGGTGGGAGGGCGGTATGGCAGGCCTAGTTGCTCCAATGTCATACACAATGAGCGACATGGCAGGCCAAACACTCGCCGGAAAAAGCGTCGTTCTCACTGGATTCCGCGATAAGGAGTTGGAGGCGGCCATAATTGCGCGTGGAGGGAGCGTGTCGGGGGCTGTTAGTAAGAATACATTTGCACTGATTGTGAAGAATAAGGATGATTGTGGGAGCAGTAAGTATGATGCGGCTGTGAAGCATGGGGTTCGCATTTATGACCCAGTGGAGTTCAGAGCAAATGCCATTGCGATGGCTCACGAGCCCTAGCGGGCTCACTCATTAATTAATGTATTAAAAATAAGTATCGATGAAAAATAATATTGAAATACTTTTTTATTTATGAGTCAAAGGTATTTCACAAAACACACACACAAACATGCCCAAAATCTACCTCTATCGCATCGTCAACGACACCGGATATGCCCCGAACTTCGCCGACAACGTGGCTACATTAGCAGCTTGTAAGCCACAAATCAGGAAGACTGCTGCAATAGGCGACTGGATCATCGGACTCGCTTCAAAGAACCTCTACAAGGATGGAATAACACACAAGAACCTGCCTAGGAACACCATCGTGTGGTGTATGCGAGTGACGAACAAACTGACATTCGCGGAATACGACGCATTATGCAGATCAACGCTCACCAACAAAATACCAACGAGAGAAAACGGATTCAGAGGAGACTGTCAAATCAAAGCGGACGGAACTTTCAGGGAAGGAGAACACTCGACCGGACTGATTGCTCATGATTTGACTGGAAAATTTGTGCTATTAGGTGAGAAATACTATTATTCAACTAACAGCGAGTTCAAAGAATTACCGGACGACTGGGATTGTGAGTCAGTCAAAAGAGGACATCGGGTGCTGAGAGAAGTCACGCCCGAGCAAGAAGCATTTCTGGAAACACTGATTTCAACAAAAAGTGTTCAATTGACATCACCGGACGATTTATCTAATAGACAAAGCAAACAAACTTGTACTTATAACAGAATGAAATTCAATAAATCGTGTATGTAGTAATAAATAAAGGTTTTTTTATTTAAAAAGGTTTCGACAATAATTAAAAAGTCCATGGAATTACTAAATACATACCACCATAAATTGCGTTTTCGAATTGATAAATATGCTCCACCAAAATGGATGAATCGCTGGATTGAATTAAAACAAAAATGTGAAAATGGAAAAAATAAACACATTGTTGAACAAATTAAAAGTTTCTGCAAAGTTGAATCTAACAAGAACCTGCCTTATTTAGACAGGATTGAAGGTGGAATAGGTGGTGGAGATAATAGAATTCACAAGCAAATCAGATTTAGAATGTATTTTGATGACAGAGATAGGATATTGGAGAGAGACAACGATATTGTTTTTGACCAAATTTATAACACTGAACAAGAACAATGGACATATGAAGAATTAAATGATATTATTCATGGTTTTATAAACATGGCAAATAGTAATGTAAAAGAAACGTGCGTCTCTGGATGCATAGAATTAGAAAACAAAGAATATGATGGAGAAGATGAATGGATGGAATAAATATTCTACTTAATTTAAATACTCAAACTTAAATTAAGTAATAGCCCGAACCGAAGGTTCCTGTGGAAGGGATATGGAGGGACTACAAGCCCAATTGTTAGACACCCCCTCCACTACCATCCCCAGCCAACTGTGCCGCACTACACAACTTCTTATTGTGCTCCGACGTGCGCTTGTGCCAGAAGAATGTACACTTCTTATAGAGGCTGTTGCTGTAATTGAAGCAATCCACCTTCTTCGACTTCATAGTCTGCATCTTTTTCACCTGATTAATAGTGTAACGCGGCTTCTTGTTCTTCTTCACCTCATTACCGAAGAATCGCACAAGTGCATTCATCTCATCATTTCTCTCTGGATGCCACTGAACTCCATAGAAAGGATAGTGGTGTCCCTCTATAATCGCAACGAATTCACGTCCCTTTCGGTCTGAACTCGTGCCGACTATCTTGTAAAAGTCACTAACCATCACATTCTTCTTGAATTTCGCTGGTGTAATGCCCAACATGTGGTTGTTAAGTGTGCATTTCATAGTTGTAATCTTCTTATGAGTGTCGTCGTCTATGCCGTTCATAATCTTAGAGTGTTTCCCCTCCTCAGTCAACTTAATCGCACAGAGCAAGTTATTATACGAATCGAATTTCTGGAGAAAGTGGTCGACATCATCCTTACCATCAGCAATTATAAGCATCTGCTGAAAACCCATACAACATCCCCATACTGGGAAGTAATTGCCGCGGTCATTCTCCTTCATCGCCATAATCATCAACTTCTTACAAGCACGATAATACTCCATCTGAGTTCCAGCAAAAGCACCACCACTTGGCAAGTAGAGGCCGTGAACCTTGTTGAAATACTTTTCTAAATCTTTGGTATCATAAGGAATGACGATTGTCTCAATTCCCTGCGATTTAAGCCACGAAATATGAGATGAAGCAATGTAAGAGTCACCGCACACCTTGAAGTATTTCTTGGTGGGTGTAAGAGGAACAGAGACAATTCCAATAACGAACTTACGTTTACCAGTAGCAGTCTTTAAAGTTTTATTGTGCGAAGTATTCTTAATTTTACGCGTATGTTCGATCATATTAGTTAATATATAGGACGAAATTTTTTTTCACCGAATAATATATGAATCCTCTAGAACAGCAACCTAAGTTAAATATGTATCCAATAATAGGTGTTCTCTCCGTTCCCATATCTAAAACCAAGCGGTCGAGTGTATACGCATCATACATCCCCCATTCTTACATGAAATGGATTGAAATGTCTGGAGCACGAACTGCACCAATTATATTCACTTGGGATCCACAACATATCGCCGAAATTCTCTCTCAAGTAAACGGTGTGCTTTTCCCTGGTGGCAGTATCGACAGAACTTCAAATGAAGATTTCCGTAAATACATCGACACTTATAAGCAAATCATCAGTTATGCTAAGGAACAAACTGAAACCGGCAATCCATTCCCCCTCTGGTCGACTTGTCTCGGATTCGAATTCATGATGATGATGGAGGGTCACACTGAAGAAGAGGTCCACGACTACTATGTTAAAAGTTTTGGTATCGAGACTGTTGACGCCAGGTCATATAGTGTACCGCTTGAATTTATGAATTCCGAAGAGAAAGATGGTGAAGAGAAATATATGAAAAACATTCTCTCCCCGTTGTTTTCTGAGATGTCGCTGGATGATATCACCAAGTACCAAACTAACAATGTCTTTTACATGAATCATGGGTTTGGATTTCCATTGACACCTGAACTTGTGTTATGGTACAGTCAATTTATGCATATTCTGGCGAAGAACAAGGACAAGCAAGGTCTTGAATATGTATCGGCTATTAAGTACAAAAAATATCCCTTTTATGGAGTACAGTTTCACCCAGAGAAACCCAATTTCGAGTGGTTAGACGACACTATCCCACACAATGAACTGGCGATTAACGCATCGACCCAATTATCCAACTTTTTTATTAATGAGGCACGTAAGAACCATAATCAGATGGTTGATGAGAGAATACAGAGTTATTTCTACCCGCTTCACTCGAGAGATGAGGTACTCGATATAATAGAACCTCATCACAAGAAAAACGCAGAATTCAAGTCAGCATTCGAGCGTTCCTATTTCTTCACTCCGGATCACCGCATTTAAATGCAATTCTCACCCTTTAACTATTCAACAAGTAAATGCTGACAAATGATATGGCGATGCCGATTAATTTGCGGGTTGATATATTCTCTCTAAAGATGAATATACCTATAAGCGAAACAAAGACATCACTCAGTAAATCCCAAAGCACGTTGAGTATAGTGAGTGATGTATATTGCATCGAATTGTAAAAGATGAGTTTTTGAACTATGCCAATGATTACTCCCAATGAGAGAAAAAAGTGGTTGTGTGTCATATATGCTGTTTTAAGAAGTGGAAGAGACACAGCGTCAAGGAGAGCCAACACAGTGCCCATAACCAGTTGGTATTTCATATAAATAATTCGAGAGAAAAGACTTATAAACATGTGTGTCATATAAATATAATTTAATAATGGGCATCTACATCGATTATTTCATTTCATCGACTCCTACTATGAATGACAAGACGAATAAGACTGAACTAGCGTACAAAGACGGCAATATTATATTTAATGCTTCTCATGCTGATACATCCATGATTTCAACCGAAAAAATAAAAGAACTCACTGGTCTTGTGATAGCACCAAAACTATTCATTATTCAAGCAACCTGGTCGACTTATGAAGATAAAATGGGATTCAGTGTCATTCGCGTCATTTAAAACACAAATTCGTATTCATGCACCGAGTTCAAATTGTATTTTAAGTAATTGTATACCTTGTGCTTGATTTGTGAGGACATATGGTTTGGATCATACTTGGTTGCCAGCACCTTCAAGTTGTTTTCGAGGTATTCCTTGTATTTCGAGTCGTCTTCCAGCATACTCTTATTTTCCTTTTGCCACTTGATGTTCTCGATGATGAGCTTATTATGAATGTGATCGACAAACTTGGTGAAATCTTGTGAAGAAAGTGCCACCCATGTTCTCTCCGCTCCAACCACATAAAACACATTCGTCTTCTGCTCAAAACACTTGATTGGGATGTTTGCCATCTCGGTTCCAATCAAGTTCTCAATGATATATGGAATCGCCTGGATAATGTCATACTTAAATACGAGTTCCAGATGTTCGCGTGTAATTGTAAATTTCTTCTTATACCACTCGACGAATGGTGCCGACGGCGGGGTTTCATTCTCATTAAGCCACTCAATCAAGTTGACGCGTGTCTTCTCCTTGTTCGCCCACTTCTTTAACATCGCGATTTCCTCCTCCATCTTCGCCATTTTCACCACGAGTTCCTTGACTATCATATTCACAACTGAAACCGGCATGACATCCTCGGCTTCCTCGGCATCGGCTGTGACAACGCGTTTGCTCTTCTGTATAACTTGTTGACGCATTAAACAAGCAACTTCATGCTGCTTGAGCCAGTGTGTCCGCGTATAATGTCGCCCGCAATATTTACAATTGCTTGGTGTCTCTTCCATTATGTTTGTTTTTGATGATAAAGTTGGATTAGAAAAGTATTCGTCGGAAACTTTCAATTTTTTGCGATTCGGAGTGACTTGAAGTTTTTTAAATCATTGCATCATATTCCCGCTCCAATCTACGCTTACAAACCGCATTCTCCGGATTGCTTGTGACTTTGATCCACCACTGCTGAATTCGGTAAGCCGCCATGTATTCACGCTGCTTTCTCTCCGTAAAACACTTCTTTTCATAGGGATATTCCTTCTGAAACAACTGTGCAGCCATAATAATATTATCAGCATCAATAGCATCCTTGTGTTCAATCAAGTAGTCAAACGTCAGATTATAAGCCACCGATATGAGGTTCCAACCATCAAACATATATTTATACTTCTCAACCGTTAGCATAGTATTTGATGGATTTAAAGCAAGTTCGTTACAATTCCAGACGATATAGGGATACTTCTCTATAATAGACAGATTGATATCACCAGTTCGCTGAAACAAGTCGAACTGGTAATCCTCTCGCGTCAATACCTTATTGAGTGTTTGATATATGTTATCAGTCAGCAACAATTTATCAAGCGATGCCTTATCTTTTACACTCCCAGTCTGTCCAATGTAACACAAATACATTTCAAATGTCAGATGTTTCAAGAAGGATGTGGTGTATATGAAGGAACCTTGAAGTGCCAAACAAATCTTCTCAAAATACTCATGGACAATTTCTCTCCTCAAAGAGGCGTTGTAATAAATACACACCCTCCAATTAATGTGCTTCAACCAGAATGCCTCGCGTTTCTTGATATCTACAATTGTAATATTATTACTCAATGATAATGCGTCATCAAAATCAGAACCCTTTACATCAAATCTTGTTACCGCGATATCATACCATTTTTCTGCGAAATCAAGCGTAATGTCGCTTCTTGTCATCAAGACCCGCCAAGACCACGGGTAATCATCCATATGTGCGTCAATCTCAGAGAGTGGCATAACACCTGTTACATCTGACGGGTGCCAGATTTCAAAATCGGGCAACAACGAACGCATGTTTTCAAAGGTGAGTTTTTTGTATAAGAATTCACCCGAGAGAACAATCCCATGCTTAGTAGCAAATTCGTCGTCAATAATGCCGTTTACATACAACCTGTTAAAATTCCAATCAACTATACTCATCTTGGATTCAACCCGCTTTTGGGTAATGTAGGGGCTGTATGACAAATAATTCATGTAGTTAGCAAGGCCATCAAATTCGACCGCAA